GGAAGTATAATTATCTCCAAATCTATTTTGCGAAAGGACATAATTAGTATAAGGAATCCATTTATAAGCGTAAGTATAATCACCACTAGGATAAAGAACATATGATTCATATCTGGGTAATGGTTTAGTATTAGAACTTCTAACTCGTATAGTTCCATTATAAACCGAAGCATCATAGCTTATACTACTACCAGTTCCAGAACTAGTATTACCTTCCACCACAAAATAACTAGATTTATTAGCATCTTCTAATTCAAATACTGGAGTTGTATAAGTATAAGAATCATTTATATGCTTATATTTCCAATAATAAAATCCATCAATGTTGATAGTCATATTAGCGCCAAATATTCCTATAGCATCATCACCATCAACGCTATCTACGGCCAATGAATATGAGTTAAGATACCTATCAGAGGTGGTATAATTAAATGCCCCAAAAACATTACTTAAAGTACCATATTGTCCTGTGAAAGTATTATAATAAGCAATCCATGTTTGACTATTATATCCATTAGAACAAAATAAAAATCCTTTATAATAGCTCATATTAGAAGATGTCATAGAAGATGTATTGCCTATGGATACTTGCGATAGCCATGTAGTATCCCATGTATCAGAACTTACTATATATCTTTGAATATAGGCATTTGTAGATTGATCCCCTATATCAGCATAAATATAATTTCTGTCGGAGTCATATGATAATGTAGATCTATGAGCAACATTCAAAATGGCCCCATAACCATTAACATATCCACTACTTAAAGTAGACCATGTGTCTGTAAAACTATCATATCGTTTAAATATTTTATGAGAATCATCTAAATAATTATGGGTTACCATGTAAATATAACGTTGCTTATCACTACACATTCCGATCCTAATAACATAAGTACTATCCAACCCTGCGCCAGAAAGAGTAGTCCAATTACCTGACGCTCCAGCTAAATTATATTTTCCAAAATTACCACTAGGAGTATACATCACATAAGCATATCCATTTAAATAGCACATGACCGACCTCCATATATCAGTGCCTACATAACCAGGATATATATCTCCCAAATAAGACCATGTAAGTGTGCTTAATGGATATTTATAAAGACGTAAAGAACTATTGGACTCATTACCTATAGCATAAATAATTTTATTAACAGAGTCATAATCCCACGCATTATTTCCCACATACCAGGAGTAAGTATCATTAGATGGTAATGGGATATCCCCCATATAACATTGTTCATAAAAAGAACTATTCAACGAATTATTACTGGCATAAATTTTATTACTAGATAGAGATGTTCTATTATATCTACCCATATCCCACACATAAGTGGAGGTCGATAAACTATCTTGTAAAATAACGCCATCTTCTAAACTATAATAATCACCATTTTCTGTGCTAGATAATTCTACGTAATTATCAGCATCATCACCAGTGTATTCCAAACAAGTATAAGCATTAACAGGAGGTCCTGAAGAGGCATTATTATAAATAGGAATAGTTTGAGCCTCACTCTCGCTACCTATTAAAGTATTAGACAAATAAGCCGTAGATAAACTTCCATCTTCTCCATAAGCCACTGTATAGTCATCATTTAATACTTCAAACTCGTAAAGAGTAATTGTGATACCACTAGTCGTTGCTTTAATAAATTGAGGCGCACTAGGGCTAGCAATTGTAGTATAATAATAAGATGCTCCAGAATAAGTAGTAAGTTGTGTATATTCATCCGCAGCATAATTTTTATAGTAAAAATAAATATTCGCCGCCTGAGATAAGTCAGATGCATATAGATGGATGCCATCAACTTTTATCCGCTGAGATAGATCAACCAATAAACTTGTAACTCCAGATATAGTCACGCCACTAATGGTAGTATCCTCATCTTGAAGCTTCCAAAGGTCTGCATATGATAATGTAGTAGTCCCTGAAACTGTAAAATACGAGTTCCTTATTATGTTATATTGCATTGTTATATCTCCTTATTTACACAGTAGTAAGCCAACTTATCAATAAATTTGCTGTACTATCACTACCAGAAAAATTTTTATCTTTATTAGATCTAATATAAATAGTTCGACTATCTCCATTAGGCACTCCTGAGAAAGTTATTGGTAAATTTTCTGAACCAACACTATAAAAACTAATATCATCAGAAGATATTTCCAGAAAGTTATTTGGTGTATAAACAATATCATTACTTATGCCTTCGTCATTGATATTGAAAGCATTCTTACAGTAATTATATACCTTGATATTAGAAAAAATTGCTGAACCACTAATATCACTATTATAAGTTATTTGAGTATTAGGACCGCCAAATCTAAGCATAGCAAATTTAGTATCACCAACTTCCCAAGTAGTCTTACCACTACATACAGCTTCACCATTTAAGTATAATCTAATAGTATCGTCATTATCCATATGAGTGCCATCATTACTCCACGAAACACCTATATGAACCACCTCACCTCTATCGTACATATATCTAGATGGTATATCATTCAAGGTAACTTCGAACGTATTCAAAGAAGTCCTAGCATTTCCACTATGAAGCGAAAACCAAAAGCCAGATTTTATACCCAACGATATCATATCATTATTATTATTTATAAATGTAAACAGAACTCTAGAAAGCATATCTCCAAAAATATCAGTACCATTAGTACTAGTATAAAGTTTGATATAAAACTCCATGCTTCCATATTCTAAATTTAAACTAGACAATGGTACCTCTAAATAATCAGTATTAGTTAAACATAGACCATTTCCAAATTTAGTTGTGTCCTCAAATCGATTGCGCTGTATTTTCAAATCATCAATATACATAGTAAAAGCATTGCCAATACCTTTGTAGCGCATCCTAAAAGATCTTATATTTCTATTATTAGTTCTAAAATTCAATAACGTATTAATCCTACTATACATTTCTTCCACATCAGTATAAGGGTAGGTCTCATTAGCATCTTCAAATTTCAACTTTATATCATTCCATCCAGACACTAAATTTATTCCTGATAATGTCCATAAATAATAAAAAGTAGGCGTTTCATTTAAAGAACCAAATGTTATATCGCCATAAGTTGTATCTAAATATGTCGCATCGTCTACATATAAATAAAAATGTAAAAAATCTTTCGGACTAAAATATAAATCTTCTCCAAAATCATCCGCCTCCATAACTTGTAGTGTATCTATGCCTGAAGAAGCTGGATACTCTATTTTCAAGGATTTAGCGCCAGCCATCACCATATAACCATCATTGCTCAAAGTACTTAAAATAGATTGCCACCATAAAGAATGTTCTGTTGGAGCATATCTTTCATCACCATAGACCTTCAATTGGCTTAGGTAATCTAATCCATAATCATCAGAATCACCATTAAAAGAATAATTAGTAGCAGTATCTCTAGTTATAGATATCCATCTGCCCAATCCAGCACTTCTATAGATAGAAATATTACTAGCCCCCCATGAATTTTCTATAGATTCATTCTGTACTGCTTTAATGGAATATTTTCCTGCCGTTTTTATATATACAGTACTAAGTTGATCTATATAAGCACTATCCCCAAGATTTGTGGCATTAACTGAAACAGTATCAGGTCCAATAAAATATAAACTAATCTCATTTTCCGTGGTTGGGTCGTAAGCTTTCCAACTAACGCTATATCCACCAACATCAAAATACACAGCGTCATCAAAAGTATATTCCGTAGCAATATCAGCCAAATCTCCAGTAGCAGAGGCAGTGGTATAAGCATACACAACACTTCCCGACCTATTAAAAATTACTTTTTGGGGGTCCGAATAAATACTATCGGAATATCTAAAATAATCATCTATATTATCCCAATCTGTTCCAGATTCTGTGGTTTGAGTAGACAGATTGACTATATCATGACCGGTTATATTAAAAGATTCTAAAAGGTCTATCGCCACTACAGGCCACGTTTCGCTATCTACATAGCCTTCGTCTATATAAGTAAATACTTCTAGCTCTCTTAAAAATGCTGGGACAAATGACTCTTTATCCCCATCTGAATTTGTATAAAAAATTCTATTAGCAGTATATGCTGTAATAGTGAATCTAGCTCTTCTAGCATATACAGGATCAAATATATGAGTTCTATTATGAGTGTCATTTCCAGTAACTGAAAATACTGTAGTAAAAGACGATCCGCTAGCTAAAGTAGATACAGAAAAATTATAAGCCGTGTTTATAAAATCAGCATCTCCTGTATCATATCCATTGTAGGCAATAACTTTATCTATCTTATAAGTATCACCAAAATCTAGTTCAATATAATTATTAGTTCCAGAAACACCCCAACAAGAACTAAAATCATATTTAGTATTAAAACCATCTATAGCGTTGGATGGGTAATAGTCTAGAATATAACTACTACCAGAAATTGTGGCGCCATAAGCAATATTTACTGGATTACTATATTCTGAAAGTATAGTTCCCAAAGATTCCCATTCACAATTATACCCTGGGCTACTACCCACACAATATGCTGTAGAAATGTTTGGATATATTCCCAGTTTTCTCAAATACCTATCAGACCCATCACCGCATAATAATTTTATTCTTACCCAGCGTGCGTCATTATAAGTACTATTTGCCCAACTAACAGCATAGACGTCGTCTGTATCGCTATTAGAGAAATCTATATTTTCCGTAATACCCAACGATAATTTATTAGTAGCGTTGCCATAATTACGAATAATAGATAAGTCATGTCTTTTTTCTAGGTCTATGGAAAAATATTCATACCAACTAGAATTACTAGTAGTAATGGTTCCAGATGAAGATATTAGGTCATAAGTAGTATTATCATTACTGCCGTATAATGAAACTTGATTTAAATTGGCAGCAGTATGAAATAGTTTTATTTTATTTACCACATCGTCGGTTGGTGTAAGATGAATCCCTACCGCATCATCCGTGGTAATATCTGTTGTAGTACCAGATGAAGTAGGAAGATTAAATCCATTAGAATCTATAAAGTATTCTACCAGACCACTATCAGATGTACCACTTAGAGATACTTTATCTATATATAATTGGTCATCATTTTTATAAGGTATTATATCTTTTAAACTAAAATTACTTGATATGTTATCAAAGCCTATTTTATAATATCTATAAGTATTAAATGTCGAAAAATCTATCATTGAATATTTAATATTTTTTCTATCACTGTTATTAAAATCTATAGAGACTCCACTATATAAAGTACCATATTCATCATACCATTCATCATATATATATTTATTTACATAAGCTTTTTTATCATTAACTAAATTCTTTAATCCATACGCAGGCGCATTTATAGAACAAAGAAAATTATCATTACCGATATAATAATCATCGCTTTTATATAGTCTGCATCCAGGCCCAATTTGAGGGTCATCTACATCCTCCGCAGAATTTAATTTGTTCCAAAAAACCAAATCTTCGCTATTAGAAACTTCTACAGGAATGGTCACGATTAAATCAAAGGGAGCCCCATAAACATTCTGTAAAGAAACACCAGTAGATGCCCCTATAGCATTAGATTTGGCGTCGTTTAATAAAACAGTGTCCCCACAATCCGATAATTTTACTTGATCCCCAACCAAACATTCCACCTCATTTAAAATGAATGATGTGGATGATTCAAATGATAGCCTCATATACCTAGGAGCTCCTCCAATAAATGCACTTAATTCTGAGGAAGATCTTTCTACAAATTGAGCAGTGCTCCACACATCACCATAATCAGAAAATATTAAATTAACATTATCGGATAGTGAAGCCAACGTATCAATTGTACTATATAATTCCATTTCTATTATCTTGGTGCTATGGTGTTTGTTAGTAAATATTCTAAATCCTTGGCAATCAATAGCCTCAAAATTATGCTCCAAGATAGTCCAATCGGAATACATGGCTGCTTCAAATTCTTCGGGGTTACTTAAGTCGGATAATCCATCTGCGCTAGCATAGATGGCGTCATCGTTGGTTGGATTATTAAATAGATATGGACTCAACTCACTTTCATCAGGTAAATGAATTAGTCCATTTAATTTTATACTGGTATAACTAGGCACACGCTGCATAGTAGAATCATACGTAGCGTTCCCTAATTCATAAGAAGTTCCTCTATAATACGCTAGTTCAATTTTTCTAAAATTATCCATCTCTTTAAAATAGATTATACTTCTATGTATCGGTATAGTATAATTATATGGAAAATACATAGTAAAAGATATTGGATCTGTAATAAATAAATCAGTAGTATCACAATAATTAGGATAACAGTATTCATGTCTACCATCGCATGTATATGAATATAGCCATTCAGCATCACCATTAACATAAAAATAAGAGTGGTTATCCCCTGCCGTAACTAATCCAGTAGAGCTATTAACTGAATATGACTCACCCACTTGGCCATTATCTGCCGTAGTAATACAATCGTCTAAACAGCTAATACCATAAGCCACATTAGTATGATATTTAGTCCATCCCAGGGCTGTCAAAATATTTGTACCAGTATGTCGATGAGTGCCACCATATAAATTAACAGACCAACTTGTATCTAAGCAAGCCGCCACATTATATTCAAAAGAACTAGACTCTTCTTTGCCATAGATATTTAATTCTTCTATATTAATCCTATCACCAAAGTCTATATCAAGAATAACATTATTTTGTAGTCTATTACCTTTGGCATAAATAGCAAATCCTGTAATACCAAAAGAATGAATCTTACCGCTATCAATAATATCTCCTACCGAAGGATCTCCTACTACTTGATGAAAGATGGCATCAGGTAAACCTTTGGCAGAAGTACCTACATATAAATCAACATTATACACACCAATCAAATCACCTTTGCTTACTAATACATCACAATCTAATCTATAATTTAGAGGCACAGAAGTATAGATATAACTGGATGATTGTAAAGGTAAGTCCAAGCTATAAATAACTTTTAATGTCCCGTCGCGATAAGGTCTAAGTATTTTTACTTTAGATAAAGTAGATATCTTGCCATAAACATAAATACTATTTAGTCGTCCGTTATTATTTACTGGATGCGATAAATCTATAATAGTTTTATCAGTATTATCAAAAGAAGCATAATCAGAAGATGTATTATCGGTTAGACTAGATATTAGTGTTGGCGTACCAATAGCATTAAAATCGCGTCTTCCGGCTTCTACGCTATATTTGTCTGGGTCGTGTGTATAAGAAATTGATATTGTATCTCCATCAGTTATCCTATTTATTTCCAAAGAAGTTAACATACGAGATGCGGCGTAATCAAATCCATCAGCAGACTCTACACCTGTTGTAGTAGTAGAAATATTATTACCCGCAGCATCAAAAAATCCAAGTTCACGCGCACAGGTATTGTCAGATATAGATACAGTACTATCATTACCTACATTGCCTGAATATATTTTTAACTTCTCATTTTCAGAATACTCTACTTCAGAATAGTTATAGCCCCCAATATTTATAGATGCTATTTTATTGGCAATTAATTTTGACATTTCTACCGCAGTAAAATTTAAATTAGTCCCCAAATCAAATTTTTCTTCGCCGTATCCATCAATATTTAATATTAATTTATCACTTACTCCTGAAATAGTGGTATAAGTAGTCTTACCAATACCAGCTTCACAACTACCACGATCGCCAGTCCATGGGCATGGGTGAGAATAATATAAATATTTTTCGCATTGAGTATTTTGGCATGCATATGCATCTATAGATGTTATTTTTATATATTTTATAGCAAATTGATCTCCTGACCATCCATCAACAAAAGGGTACACACGCAGGTTATTGATATCGCCCTGCCAATACTGGCTTGGTCCAACATTAATTTCATATAGATGCCACGCATCATCATCAACTAAATCAAAATCTATTTGCTTATCAGAGCCCCACAACGTATCCCCAACATAAGTCCACCGCAATCTCCCAGTAGTTAACCCACTTACAGTTTTCTGAGTATTATTATTAGTCAGTTTCATTAATATACGCACAATATAATAAGTTTCGGCAGGAATAGGCAACAATGAAGTGCTCCTACCTATATAGCATTCCCTATCGTAAGCCGTGCCAAATAATATACCATTCCAACAGCCATACATACATATATTGTTATAAATTGTCCAACTATCAACATCGCCATTTGTAACAAAATTAGAAGAATAGGCGTCTAGTGTATCATATCTACATAGAAATGAATTTTTTATTGACCTGGCTTCTCTTAGAAAATTATATGACATGCTATTTCCTTACGCTACATTGCTTTATAATATCTACTAAGCAATTACCATTGCTTTCTGATCCTATACATTGCCCACAAAATTCTATTCCAGAGCTCTCTTTAACAGTATCTGGATTTAAATGTTTAAATGCTTCTCTTTTTTTTATTTCCATAATACGCATAGCTAAATCTCTACGGTATCTGGACTCCCAATCCCTATAATTAAAATTAAATTTATTATGGCATTTAGAGCATTCAAATACAATATAATTTGGAATGACACTTTCATCCAAAATGCCATCGTTAAATAATCTATACGACTCACTATTTTTCATATAAAGACGCGTAGTATCATCATAATTTATATATAAGTCATATCCACAATCATCGCATTTTATAGAAAACATTAAAAACTTCTCCCAATTAATTTATAGGTAATACTACTGATGGAACAGACATTGATTTCGTAGAATTTATAGTAGAATATATATTAAGCATTACAGACCTAACAGCATCAGATCCCTGAAGAAAATACGCTGGATTAACTAAAATAGTACCTGTTCCAGTATAATAGGCCACTACAGCATCAATAGAATTACCTAATTTAGCGCTAGTGCATACATTTATCCACATATAATCAAAAGTATCCTGAGTACTTTTAGGTCCACAATGAGTTCTTTTTACAGTGCTAGGATCAAAAGCCCATTTATGCCCACAAGATGAATATATATCACGTTTAATCATAGGTGAAAGCGGTCTTACTACATTATTACTAAATGCACATGACCATGATGGATAAGATAGACCCATTTGATTTAAACCAGACGCTAGAGTAGGAGGTGTAAAAGATTGAAGTGAAAATGACGTATTTCCAGAATCAATTGATATAGCATCATGTATATTTACCTGCTCTTGTTCAAACTGCTCCACCGTAGAGGCATCTACGCGCTCTCCATCATTGTGGCACGCTTTCATAATTCTTCCCCTTACTTTATTCATACTAGTCATATCGCCAAAACTTGGTGTAGACGTACCTATCATGCCTTCCAAAGTATCTTGTTGATAAACAGTAGACCTATCATAGTCGGATACATATAACAAACTTCCATTAGTTAGATTTCCATGAGGAGCTATATCACCGTGATTACCATAAGAATAATTATACTTCCTCTCATATGATTGAAGAGTCTCCGTAGTATTTACTAAGACGCCTGAATAAAATTTTATAGATATTATACGCACTATATTAGCACAGAAATCCCAATAACTATTCAAATTATTATAAGACTCAATCTCATCGCTTATAGGTGATATTCTAAAAGATATTCTTAAATATTTAGTAGGTTCAGACAAAAATTTTGTAGGATCTACCTCAAGGTCATAGTGCGCTAGTAAACTATAGGCATCATCACTGTCTTTAGTTGACAAATACATATTATCATTAGTGTAAGCAGTAGTCCATACAACACCGTCATTAGAATATTCAAATTCAATTCCAGGCAAATGATATAATGTGCCTATAAAAGGCACTCCTGATATTTTTTCATTACTACTAAGTTTACCATGCTTAAAAGTAATAGTAATTGCCGATAAGTATTGGTCAAAAGAATCGCCCATATAATATGTCATCATTAGTTTATTGTTGTTTCCAATATCTTCACAACAATATTCCAAATCGTAATAGTGCGATTTTACTGGATAGAGTTCATTTACAATTACACTAGCCCATGGACTATGATTGTCAACTTCCGTACAATCAGGAGCCCTATTTATTAATACATTTATATCATACTTATAAAGATCACTGACAAGCTCCGATATATAAGGCAAATATTTAAAGTTATCTGGCTGTATTACTACATTAAGTCCTCTTTGATGATACATTGAATATGGGTCTCCGTTATCATCATATAATTCTATTTCACGATCTGAAGATGGGTCGGTAGAATTATAGCCAGTACCAAACAAAGTTACATCTTCTACCCATGGAAACGTAGTACAAGTATCATAAAGACTACTATACACCCAAGTACCATCCATATTAAAATATCTTTTTGGGCCACTATCTATTTGCAATGACATATTACCATTATCGATTGTAAAATACAAATAATGCACACCTTCCTCTATCGTCAATACGTGCTCTCCAATTTTATAATCATACTTATATTCTGGATAATTTATATCAAGAAATAAAAGCCTACCTTTTAATACTTTACCATATAACTCATAGTAAGGAGATGGTATCCTATCAATATCTTTAGTATCAGTAGCTATTTTATGGCCATGTTTATATTGATATGTTGAAGTGTCTATAGCCGAACTTACTAATGGCGATTCCCTGACTATATTCTTCCATTTCTCACGCCATACCCATTGAATAGAATAATTGGTATCTTTACCTGGGCAATCCTTATATGTATACCAAGTAATTATAGGTGTTAATTCATCATTAACCATGCTATAATATATATTTTTAGGATAAGGATATTGAATACCTGCGATAGAACTATGTGTATAAAATAACTCATCAAAACTATATCGTAAAACATCGCCAGTCTCATCATCTATACTTAATTGCTCACCTATATATATGCCCTCTATAGTTCTATTAGCTAATAATAAACCAAATGGATGCATAAAATAAGAATTATCTTCATAATAGTCGCTACTTGAATAAGTCTTATATGGATAATCATAGGTATATGTACCTAAATCTAAATCAGTGTAGCACTCATTTGCAGGAACCCATTTACTATGACGATGATAAATGGAATCACTATCATAAAACATAAAATAATCTATGTTATCTATTGATCTATAACTACGTAAAAAATCCCTATATACATTTCCAAATTTAGGCAACAACCCACCCTCACTCAAAATATCCTGCTTAGCAATAGAATCTATACCGCCTCTATATCTACAATATCCTGCAAATATATTACTACTTCCTTTATCGTCGCCTATTTTTTCTCTATTACAATAAGACCATTCGAATCTACACAACCATATAGAGGCATGCGTATCACAAGTATATCCATAATAATTTGATGGTCCCAACATACGCATATCCCAAGACCCATGTGATCCATATGTATCTTCATCTGTAAATACTTCCATTATACTAGTATCATTTTCAGTAAGTTGAGTTATTATATTATACCTAGCCACATCTGCACACGCACTATAAGGATACCACATTGCGCCTTTACTTGAAAAATAACTCAAGTCGTGGTCACCACAAGGAGGAACATATTGAACATTTATCACTGCGTTCTGACCAGTATCAGGATCAACCGTATAAGTTACTCCAAGTTTACCATAATTATATATATGTGGTTCTAGCATATATTCAGTATAAGAAGCTTCCCAATTATAATAAATTTCTACATCTCTGCAATACGGCTGTCTAATCCAAGTAATAAGCTTAGTTTTAATATGACCCACTATTCTACCAGAAGGCCCACACAAAGCCACTGATATCATCAATGGATCAGCTCCAAATCTCGTTAATGTAAATAAATTATTTTCTCTAGATAAAATGGCTAGTCCAGATCTATCTACTACTACATCGTTCTCTCCCACATATTCATCATTGATATATTCTCCATCAGAACTATCGCCAAAACTTCTTTTCTCATAAGTGTATACATTGTCTATTGTTATATAAGCCCCACTACAAACAGATTTAAATTCATTAATATCTTTGGGTTTAATAATAAATTGATTAACTGGCATATCCTCAGAGCATTTTTTTACAATTTCCATTTCTATTAAAGTATCAGATGCATCTTCAGAACCACCGGGATAACCAAGGTATATTTTACCTTCTATTTCCCATGGCTTTATTATATTAGATAATTTAAACTCAAGGTCGTTTAAAGTGCACACCATATAACCAGCATTACCTATTATTTGTAAGCCATTACCAACAGATAATATGATATTAGTACCAAAGGTTATTTTATAAAGCTTATAATTAACAATATAAGTATCAAATTCAGGATCTACAGTACTAAGAGCCGGTAATCTAGTCCGTACAGCATCGTTATAAATATACGCAATTGGAGAAAAAGATGTTTTATATGATATCAGTGGATGTATACCAAATGTTATGACTCCATTTTCATTAGCATAAGCCATAAAATCATCTTGATAAGATGGCAAATAATCTACAGTACCTGCTCCAGTTAAAGAGAACTCAGTTTGTTGTATTATACCTCCTACAAAAACTTTAGTAAAACTAATTTTATCATATTCCCAAACACCACTATTTTTATCAAATACCAATATATTATTATCACCAAAAAATGTTTTAACATTTATAAAAAAAGCATCTGTATTAGGAATTGAATTAATTGGCATACTAGAAGAAAGAGCATGCATAGTATAATCTAAATACGAAGACAACGTATTATAAAATGTTTCATACGCATTGGAAGTCCCTGAAGTAGTAGCCAATGCATTTTTCATTTCAAACAAACTATTATACTTTAATAGTTGTTGTTTAGGTAAAAAAAACAAATCAGGATCATTTAAATTGATAGCATATGTATCAGTACCTCTCCAAAAAGTATCTCCATATATCAATACCGTATTATGATTCATGTCTCCTGTTTCAAAAATATTGCCACTAATTGTAGTACTTTCGGATGATACCACATCAAACACATTACATATAATAGGCTTCAATGGTAGTCTTTTTATAGACTTTACCAAGTCTGGGTAATCTCCGTCAAAATTATTAGCCTGAGTACCAGCAGTAAGAGGTGTCCAAACTGCATCAACATTAAAAGAAGAAAAGTTTTTTAAATAGACCACCCAAGTGTCTATTATATAGTTAACGGACTGTGTAGTAGAAGAAACCTGCGTATGTATAGGCGTACCAGACCACGCTTTTATTTGAGGGTCTGAAAAACAATTATTTAATAATTCATCAGTCCAATGGTCCTTATATATATAATAACGCAATTCAAGTATCTGTTCTGCTGATACTTTATCTCCTTGGCGCATTTTTGAATCTACACAATATTCCCAACATACACCTGTATAATAAGGACACTCTGGTTTAGCTCCATTACAAGGAGGCACCCACATATCCAAATCTTCATCATAGTAGTGCTTAGTCCAATACTTTTCTATTGATTCATCCTTAGAATATGTGCATCCTTTGGATACATTGCCTATTTTACCTGTAGTAGAATTAATAGAAAAAGATTCTGCAGAAGAATTCCACCAATAACATCTACTCAGCTGAGCTCTAGCATACGCCACATCATATGATAGCGGGAGTCTAAAATCTAATCCAGACGGAGCTACAGAATATATACCATCAATATCAGACGTTCCAGATACAGAAACGTCTGGTGCAATAGTAGAAAAAGCCATATGATACGGAGAATATCCAGAGCATGTAACGGATGTACCATCCCCATCGCATTCCCCCTTATTATAGCTAGTTATCCATTCAATCTTCCAATATTTGCCACCTTCAGGGGTTCTCTTACCTGATGTCCTTTCTGCATCTGGTAAAATACAACGCCATGTCTTTCCTTCAATGGCGGCTTTATACTTATTACATTGTGTATAGGTACCAATACAATTACAATCTGGGTATCTGAGAGGAACGCTGCCATCTTTATCAGGGGGATATTTACATTCACCTTTTGATACATCTTGCACCCAAAAGAAACATTGGTTGGGTTCTTCTACCCAATATTGACAAACATTTGGCGTTTTATTAGCCATTAGTATCTATTACCTCTATATTAAATTTACCAGTCATCTCGTCTACATGGTAACATACTTTAGTGGCACCTTCATAATAAAAAATTGTACGTCTTTCTATTCTAAAACTTTCTTTTATTCCTGGTACCATGGATCCTCTGGTCTTGACCCCATAAGATGCCTTCCCAGTTAAATCCCATCTACGCCCATTATAATGGTAAAGTGACAATCTAACAATATCTTTTTTAGGAACCAACCGCCATTCAGTTTGGTATTCCCGCATGATCGTACCATCTTTTAATTCCACTTCCCATCCTATGAATTCTTCCATATTACAGCACTCCTTATAATTATCTTATTGATATTCCCATTGACTCTAATTTTGTTTTGTCCCACAACTCTATTTCATAAATCTCTTTAGCTATATTATATTTTTTCATGGTCTTATCGGTTTTCCATCCCTTAACTTCAATGTACTTATTTTCAACTGGTAGATAAAAATCTGGTAAGTAATGCGTATCACCAATGTCCAACCATTTATATTCATAATACCAATCTTTACTTTGTGAAGTTAGATAATCTGCAACCTTTAATTCCCAGCCAGACCTCATCCACATTCTACCTTGGTGTGGTGTATCATAATAGGCACCATTACCTTTACCATAGGATTTTATTACAATGGTCTTGCCTTTTATGGTATTTAATTGTTTTATTTTTGCGGCAATAGACATTGGCTTTCCGTAATTGGGATGTTTTTTACCCTTTAAATGTGCTTCTACTCTATCCCTTGGCTTTAAACCATACTCCATAAATCTTCTTCCAATAGAAGATCTACTACATCCGTATCCATTAGCTATTTCAGACATACTTAGTTTCTTATTATAATACAAATTATAGATAATGCCCTTAGAAATATCTTTTCGCAACAATGTTTTAACAAATGGACGCCAAGTACTTTTGCTATATATGCCTAATGTGTGTAATTTATAATTTATACAAGAAGTGCTAACATTAAAAAATGCAGCTATTTCTCTACAAGTAAGGCAATCATTTATATACATATTTTTTAATACAGCATTGTCTATGGGTACAGCTGTAATAATTCCCCATTTATTTAATCTTCTGCCTATAGTACCCTGACTCACATCAAAGATAGAAGCTATCTCTTTCTGAGTGTATCCAGTTTTATATAAGTAAATAATATAATCTTTACTTTCATCTAATTTCTTTTTTATTCCACCACGCATGATTTTATCTATAATAAACAAAAAGAGCTATCCAACATAAAATATATTTATATTTGAATAGCTCTTATAGTTTTCATATAATAGTTTCCTCCGTCACCTATAAAACATTAATTTTAATCCACATTTCTGTTCAGACCATCCCGTCCCCCATTGTTATGGGCATTAAATACTCTATCCTTAAAATCTAACACTTACTAACAATAATCAAAATAGCAACGATAATTAATTGTGCTATTTGCACCAGTCTCGCTTGCCCCCAATCTAATATTGAACCACACTGGGTCAGCACAAAGTCCCAAACTACCAACAGACTCACTATCGTCCGCCGTCGCAACTACTGCCAAATTATCCTCGGTTGCATATAAATAAGTAGGCGGGGTATCACTATCAATATCAGTAGCAGCCACATCAGGATACCACTCAATACCATTTATCGGTGAAGATCCAGCCATATTAGCCGGACCTACAGTACCAAATCTAAAATAAGTATCAGCTCCACTGGTATTGTGATGCGAAAAAGTTCCATGACTCTGTAATCCAAACTTTACAGTACTTACCTCCACAGCGCCCGATTCAACTTCAAACATAACGCATTTGACAGGGCTCTCAGTAGAAACGGTTACATTACCATAATTGACCGAGCTTATATTATAAGCATAAGGTTGTGGGCCTGCGCAAAGCACATAGAATGTATCGCCAGCACCCATATCACCAGTACCAGTAAACTTAACATATAATCCTTTAGATCCTAATCTAGTATATGATCCTGAAACTGTGGTCATGGCGGAGCTGCTATCATCTCCACGGTCAGAACTCCACACATATTCAGCAGTGCCCACAGGAGCTGTAGCATTAGTACCCTGGGCGTAATCAGCCTTTACGCAAGCAACAGTCCAAGCAGTGGCCACTGTGTTAAATACTGCGTCAGTGAATTTAACCTTAAGTCCTTTAGTACCCACATTATACCAGTAATTTGAAAAAAGAAGTTCTATATTAGCTGAAGAATTATCACTACCAGTTGATGTCCAGGTCATAGTAGGAACGTTGCCTGTACCCGCACCCATTGTAGTCCCATTAGTAGTATCAATGGAAATTGTATATGTGTCATCAGAGGTATATTGAAATATACCCCCAGTTGTTATCGTTCCGGCATATGTATTACTACCACCTTTAGAAGGTGTACCAATACCACGCACAGCAGCTAATTCATCCGTAGTACTACGCACAACTATTTTATATATATCTGAAAATAGCCCATAGTAAGTTCCAGAAACTGAAACAGTTCCTCCAAAAGCATCAGAACCAGCTACACCACCATTTTCAGTTTTAGTATCCCATCCTAATACAGAATGAGCAGAATACGTACCACTACCTACAACCACCTGAGATCCAGACCCAAGTTCGCCTGAATAAATACTAAAATGATTATTAGTACCATCATTTTCCCATACACATATGGCCTTTGAGTATTCTTCAGAAGTATCAATGGCATGTAACTTCTCCGTAATATCCTTAGCCAAAAATCTAGGATCCAAATCAGACCCAGAATAAATAGTAATATAGGGAGCTGAAGTACTACCTATTGTTATATATAGTCTACTAGTGGTAGAACCTATTGTAAAAGTATCCCCAACAGAAGCCGTAGCTTTGGAATATCCCCTTGTACCTCTACCATCATTATCTCCTACACCAGCTGATCCTACACTGGCCGGATTCATCTGTACCCATCGTGTTGACGCAGCGCACATATTTTAGTCCTCCTTAAAATTATATTTTAACTGTATAATATTTTCATAAAGTTGCTGCCAACCGCCTCTTCTATTATTGGCTCTAGCATTACAGCTTCTACACAGCGTTATTAAATTAGAGTCATCGCAATTCTTTTTATTGTAGTCAATGTGATGGATATGTAATACTTTGTCTTTATGCCAACAGTGTGGATTTTGACATTCATAATTATCACGTACTTTTATTGATTCCTTGAATTTTTTATCACCCCAAATTGGTGCATATGGTTCATGCGCAATACCACTTTTCCATTGAGAACTGTTTGGACCAACATAAACCCTTGATTGCCTCTCATAACGACAATACACACACCGCCATCCATTTTTCCAGTTATGATAACTCATTTTATGTTTATGCCCATTAGGACAAATGAACTCTAAAAGCTGATCATTGTTTTTGTAATTTAAATCATCAGTAAGTATATATCCTTCAGATTCAAAAGATTTCTTAATTACATCAAAATCTAATCTTCGTTTAGATGCCCTTTTATCTATACTACATATAGGGCATCTTCTTTTAGATTTCCAATCCCTAAAAGTAATACTATGATAATGCCCTCTATTACATTTGTAATTCAACTTATGTCTGGAATTTATATAATGATCATCTAATAATTCGTAACCCTCTTTTTCAAATTCGTTTTTAACAAATGTGTACATCAACTTTTTCATTCATTCAGTCCTTATTTAATCATTCGGATTTTCTATTGTAAAACTAAAAGTTACAGGTTCCATTATATTTCCAGAGAAATCTTTGACTCCACTAATAGTCACCATATAAGTTCTCCCATAAAAGTAAAAAGTATTTTGCGGATATATCTGCGCTCCCAAATTTACACTTTCAGCACACATAATAGACGCATTTAAATCTATAGATTGCAACTCCGCAGTTTCAAAATAAGTAGATGCCCCTTCAGTATTAGGGCAAAAAGCCAGATTAGAGGCCTTTACCGTAGTAATTACGGTATTTCTTGGACCCCAATCTATGTAATCATTGAATTCTACTCTATATCCCGACAAAAATGTAAAATCAACATCTTCAATATCGCCAATATTATTTTCGGCATGAATAGTAAGTGTAATAGTACCACTAGAAGTTAAATAGTTTGTGTAATAATATGCTCTATATCCGCCAATTATTCCAGACAAACTAGTATCAACAACTTCATCATTCAATAAAAAATAAGTTCCAGAAGTACTTATAGTATTTTCATAATCTATTACATCCACAGCAAAATAATCCAAATCTTCTATAGCCGAATATTCAGATATTTCTAAGGAAAAATTATCTATAAGTATAGTCATTATAATCTACAATCCTTCTATTTTATATATGGTTAGATTATTGTATTCGTAATATAATTGGTATAATAGACACGGTTCTTTCGCTGCCACCTATATGAACAATAATACTATTAGGGGCTACACCTGTATCATCTACACCATAAATATTAACTGAAATTCCTGCCCATTTTCTAGGAATTCCATATGAACAGTTCCTAGGACGAAAACTGTCTATATCAATCCATGGCCCTGTGCTACCTGAAGTATAGAATCGCCATGTGTCATATAATACATTAGTATAATCTGAAATATCGTATGCCTTTATAGCAAGTTCAATGGTTTGTCCATAATAGAACCCATCAATGTTTAAATATTCTATATGGTATCCTCCAGAAATACCGCTACTAGTAATGTCATATATGCGCTTATTATTAATATATAACTCCATAGTATCAATATCTACACCAGCACCAACATCTATAATATCAAAAGAAATATTAGAGTTGACATCAACAGATTCCTCTTCTCTATTAGGCGATTCATTTGTTATATAAGGCGCCTTAAAATCTGGTACGACTCTAAACCAATAATCAGTCAAAATAATGTTAGGTATAGGAGCATTGTCATAAACAGATATACTTACGTAAACTATACTTCCATAATGAAAATCATCAACAGGATTATATAAAATATCCAGTCCTAGTAAGCCTCCACCAGCATCAAAAGTAGTTATTACGCATTGGTTAGATACATCTATCCATCCAGTATCACCTTCGTAAGAAATTTCTTTTACTTTAAATACTACTGATGTTTGATTTAAACTAAAAGCATATGGGCGTAATCTTATCCATATATCAGTGCCAATGCTATTTTTCTCCGACCAAAAAACCGGAATAGCGTCCTCAACGAATTGAAATTGGTCTATGGTAGTAGTGGCTATATGGCCTGTAGTCACATGCCTACTCACATAAGTTTGGCTACATGTTACTTCATCGGATATTGTGGACAATTGATTAACTGGAATTATACCAGAATATGTAGATTGAATTTGGGCTAAATAAAAAGAATCATCAAAAGAAGTAAGCTGGTCCATTATAGCAAAAGTAGATGATGGCACTGATGTAGAAGTCCAATGTCCACCAGGATTACTAAATTTACTTAAACAGTCTATGTATAAACTACTATCAATACTACTAGCCGGCTGATCCAAATAAACTATATTTGATATTCCACTAGGTATTGTATCTATATATAACGACCCATCAAATCTTTTACATATCTTAAGGTATAATTTATCCCATACATATTGACTGCCTGTTAAATTAGAAGCCCCATCAGTTTTTACACTTATAATAATTTCCTCAGAATCCTCATCAGTACTAGTAGGGGCATAATACCCAGTAGTATATGTAATCTCAGCAATACCACTAGCATTAGTATACGACTGACCATTTAATGGAGTAAAATATCCACCAGTATCGCCAGATACTTTCGCAAAATAGACTAATTTACTATTCAATCCAATCCCGTATTGATCCCTAACTATAGCTTTAAGAGTAACTACATCATAATCATTTGTCAGCACTGCAGTAAAATTAGTCTTAGTAGTTATGCTTTTAGTATAAACAGATATTGTGTCTTGATGATAATTATAAGTACTCCAAGTGTAATCTATAAAAGCTCCTGTATCATCAGATAATGTTTTTCCATCCTGTAACCTATATATTGATAAGTCATCAAAGTCTAAAGCCAATACAGACCATTTTGATACTTTATCTGTTTTAGAAGTTGTAAGTGTGTGAGATTTTATTAATGTGTAGTCATCATAAGGGTCCACATAAAACATATTACTGCCTTCTGATTTAATAAGAGCTATAGCTCTATAAGCTGAATGCCATGAGGACGCGGTTACATCTGAATATAACACATTATATTTACTATCTATTAATGAAAAATCTCTGATAGATCTTTTATCTAAATAACCATCACTGCTAAATAAATATAAAGATCTAAGTAAGGTTATTTTATCTCCAGATAAATATTCATTGACTGTGGCAGTTCCACCACCTAATGTTTGAACATAAATATTTGTTCCAGAGGCAGCCACTACAAACACATATTCATAATGATTTAAACTATCATTATCTGTGCTAGGACCCAATAATAAAATATCATCTACATCAATTATACCTGAAGTAGTTACTTGTATATAACCAGTTCCTGAAGTTGTATTATAAGCAAATGAATTAAAATAGTATTCAACCGACATAGAAGTATAGTTATTATCACTAAAATCATCACTACTATTATATAGTAATAAATCACCAGTAGTCCTACTTAAATGCCATTCCGATATAATACCATTATATAGAGTATAAAAAGGAAGCCCATCTTGAATTTGTGTAGCATTTAAATATCTAGGACCGGCATATATCAAGGTGTCTATTTGAGTTCCCTGCGCAAAAGAGGGGGATAAGGTATATGAATTACCAATTAAAGCTCCATCAGAGCTTTTAAACAAAAGTCTAGCGATACTATTGGTAGCGTCTATAGTATGAAATGATCCGTTTAATGATCCAAAACAAAAATTTCTATAAGCGCATCTGACATTTTCCTCGGCCATAAATTTCCCCCTTTAATCATATTGAGTAGCGGTAACTGTTATAGTAACTGAATGTATATCTACTCCAGCTTTGTAATATGTAACCGACTCGCCATTACCATAATAATAATCTGTATTCTGTGGGTTTATAGTAATATATCCATAATCATCATCATCAGTAAAAGTTACTGGTGAATTTATTTTCCCATTCCCATATTGATCCAACACAATACATGTAATTTCAGAAACATTCCTACCATCAGCAGGTAATATAGTAGGATAAGCCGTCACAGTCATTGAATCCATAAAAGATTTGGCTGTGGACACTACATAATTATAAGTCGACCACGTATAATTAGTACCATAGTAATTAGCCGAAATCTGTAAACGATATAATGTACCATCATAATATGATAAAGCATATATTGGAATAACTGTGGTGTTATCTACTTTTAGATTATCCATAGTCATTATACCATAATAAGGTATTTCAGATATAGGATATTTAACATACCCACTGTTATAAGTTAAATCATCAAATATAGCACCGGAAACTGTTATTCCATCTGAATATAATCCTAACGAAATATTACCATCATAGATACCTGTAGGATTTGATCCTATTAAAGTCCAGCCAGTATCTACTTCAGAAATAATATTTTTATAATAATAATATAGCACACCTGAATCTCTTACCAATCTAAGCATATAATCATCTGATGGAATCGCTATACCATAATATCTCTCGTCATATAATTCTTCTATCTCATCCACAGTTATCTCTCTATCAAATATTCTTATTTGATCAAACTTACCTATAGAACCTCTGGTTAAATTATCTGTAGATACGCCAGTATTTATTAATTCCCATTCTTGAATAATAACATAAGCTCCACCATTATTGGCTGTTATAGTAATACGATATGTTATGAACGCCGTAGAATTATTTATGTCGTAAGTCTTTTTTTCGGAAGCAGTCCAAGTAATTCCTGATTTTGAATCCAACAATTCCCAATAACTCCCATTCCATCCTTCAAAAATCCAAGTATTTGGAGAATAGGTAGAAGTAGTATATCCAGACATAGTGTATCTATTTACTATTGTAGGCGTAATGAATGTGTAAGACAGCCAACCAGTGGTACCTACGGCTGATTGCCATCTATTAGCAGTGGATGTAGAATTATCCATAGCTTTATAGGCGTAATAAGCAGAATATACAGAACTAGCTGCCGCTATACCAGATGGCGCAGTATTAGAAGTCATAGTAGGCACCTGATCTACACTAGTACCAGAAAAATAGCGCTGCTTTTTATTACCTATTGTTTGAATAGGATACATTGCATTATCTGAAGCCGTATCTATATCATGAATCAAATCTTTATCCAGATATATTTTAGAATTAGTCCCGTTTTTTACCAACACGATATGATACCATGTACCAGATATAAGTGCCGGACCACTAGATTCGTATCCTATATGATTGTACACTGATAAATAGTTTGTAGAACTACTAACATATAAAGGCATTATACCTAATTCATCATTACCTAACAATGTGTTTGTAGTCCCGCCAAATCCATCAAAATAATACCACATAGAAATACTTGCGTTAGAACTATTTATAGGCTGACTAAGCTCAATGTAATCACTTTTAGAAGTTATTACTGCGGCATTATTAATAACACCACTCGCGTATGTTATACCAGAGTTGGTAGCATAGTTGGATCCAATATCATCGTAGATTATAGTACCACTAACTGAATCCATGGTATATAATATTTTTGTGTCATTTATATTTGTAGTAAAAGCATCTATAGTAGATACTGCCCCACTAACAGTGGTATATACTAAAGGATGGTCTATGTTAGTCCCATAGTATCCTTCCATATATAAAGTGTTTATATCTGAATCAGTAAGCCCTATACCATCATAAATTCTAACACAATCTAATTTACCCAAGCTCCCTTGAGTGCCACTAATAGAAATATAATTACCCAAAGTAGACATTGGATAAGTAGCATTATTAAAAGAGCTGTTTGAATTCTGTACTAAAGTATTGTTTAAATATAGTTTTGAATTAGTACCATTTTTTATAAGTGCTAAATGATGCCAAGACCCAGATGTCAATGTAGCCCCAGAAGAATACCACCCATTATTCCAAAAACCAATTAAATTAGAAGTGCCGCTAACTAGTAAATGCTGATATGTAGGACCATCTCTTCCTATTAAAGTATTATAATTATTGCCAGTTCCATCAAAATAATACCACATGGACACACTTACTATTGATCCACTAACCGATGTGTTTAATTTTATATAATCAGTTTTATCGGTTATTACCAGAGCATTACCTATTTTACCGTATGTGTAGGTTACCTCTGAAGTAGTAGCACTGTGCCCATAACCACTTGTATCATATAATATAGTTCCACTAACAGAGTCCATAGTATATTCTACAGAGCATCCACTTATCGTACTTGCGTCGGCATGATTATACATAACTCCTATTTCGTAAGAAGTATTGTTAATCGTAGAGTTCATAAAATGTCTGAAAGTAGAATTAGCTTGATCTATTATCGCAAATCCATTAGATAAAGAACCACTAATCTGAACATCAAAATCATTCATGAGTACATAGTTTGATTTTATTTCGTCGTGTCCATTTATAGAAGTGCTCATAAGTAAAGCATCATCGTAAAGCATAGGATCGCCACTAGTTATATTCCACATAGTAGTATTGGGTAAAGATCCGCTAACCCCAGTAAAACTATAATTCACACTATTAGCTGGCTGAGTGGATAATAAATCAGATAAATTTCTAAACTTAGCATTAGTACTTTTGACATAAATCAAAGTATAAGCGTCATCAATTGTGTCATAGACATCTTGTTCATTATCACGAAGCATTCCTTGTACCCGCGCAAAAGTTGCCGCGATAACAGACTTATAATCCGTGTTTGGATCTGAAGATAAAAAATCACCACTATGACTATCAAATCTTATTAAAGACCCACTTGTACTAGTAGTACCATAATATTCATTAAATAATAATATGCTTTTACTTAGAATTACTTGGGCATCCACATCATAGGAATATTGTGTCCCACTAGTTAGAATTATGTCCGAACCAACCACTTCATTAACTACAACATCCTCACAATAATCATAACCATTAGGACCTATCGAAAGTATAGTGCCAGAAGTAATTGTGCTATCATAGTACTCCTCGGTATTGAGTATTAAAGTGCCTTCAGAAATTGGGTAAAGAAGCTTTGTTTTATAATGTTCTATAGCAAATGAATTGGCATTATATGTTTGTGTAGAAGTATTATATAAAATAAATTCCTGTTGTAACTTACATTCGTAATTATTGAATAACCATTGCCTTATTACAGGCTCACTGGTAGAGGTTATAGACTGCAATGTCCAAAAATACCTACCATCATATTGTAAACTCTTGACCGCACTAAGAACATTACTTGATTCTAAGTAAGTTAGTTTTATACTCAACGGATAAATAAAAACTATACTTCCTGAAGCAGTTTTTTGAACCGCTATATTACTAGTTTCATCAAACATAAAAAAATAACCGTCGGACATAACCATATTCGGCTTAGAAAAATTTATGTTCTCATAAGACATACTTACTAAGCCCCCTTATGATTGAGAAACCGTAGCAGTAATTTTTACTTCAGCATAATCTGTACCTGATTTATATGAAGTTTGAGCTACGCCATCAGAGGTATTAACTGGCGAAGTAACTATAGAACCTGTAGCATTATCATCCGTAAAGTATACTAGTCTACCAGATATTGGTTGTAAAAATTGATCTCTAACTATAGCTGTAATAGTAGATGTAGTAACACCATTAGCCGCTATAATAGCCGGATTAGCATTAAGGGATATTGAAGTAACAAAATGATCTAATGATGACAATTCATAACTATAATATGTCCATGTTTCACCAGTACCTGCATCTGGGCCTTTTTGTAGTCTATATACATTCTGACCATCCATTGCTAAATCATATACACTTAAAACAGTAGCTTCATCCGATTGTATATTTCCCATAACCATAGACCCATAGTATCTTAATTCTTCGTTAACCTCCTGACTAACGTCTATAAAAAGCAAATTAGTACTCTTTACAAAAGCTAACGTATCCACATCACCATAATCAGTAAAAGAATCTACTTTATAAAATGTGGAAGATTTTATACTGGAATAAGCACCTCCAGGATATTTTTTAACATAAGTACCATTATAAGGGTCTATTTTATATAAAGCGCCTGTAGAACTACTAGTACCATTATAATTATTAAATAGCCATAGGTTAGTATAAAAATTGACAGGATCATACTGATCATAAGCATATTGGGTTCCAGAAATCAGTGTTACTCCACCGCCACTAACCATAGTATTAACATAAACATCTTCCTCTTCATCACTACTATTAGGTCCTAGATGTAGTTTTAATGTACCACTAGTAGTAGACCTATAATTCATTAAATCATCATTATCGCCATAAGTTGTTAAATAAATAGTAGTTCCACTAACACTAACTCCAGAAGCCAATGTATCATGATAATGCTCAACAGAAAATGCTTCGGCATTATAATAATGCGAAGTACCTGACGTTAGTGTTATGGTTTGCTGTAATTTACATATATAATTATCAACCTTCCATCTACGCAAAACTACTATGTAAGAACTGCTTTGTTCCAACGACCAAAAATTTACACCATCAAATTCGAGAGAAAGTACAGCGGTACTTAACAAAGTATCTAGTGGATATGAAAAAGACGTATTACCGTCTGCAGTCTTTTGCAATAAGTTGTCTCTGTCCTCTTCAATTACATAAAAGTATCCCTGATCTGCAGTGAAATTTCTCTTTCTAAGTTTTATATTTTCAGTGGCCATCCTTTTCCTCCTTCCAAAGACTGCGTTATTATATAATAAATATCATAATTAATCATAGGTGTCATAAACCCTTAAAATAGGAGCCCAACTAACACTATATTTATATGGATCTCCTATAATAGCAACTTCGTCGGTAATATCAAAATCCGATGTACTATTATTCAATGTAATAACCATTTCAGATAAATCTATACCTGCAGCAGGTAAATTCTCATTTATATTAAATGAAATTGTACTTCCAATAGGCACATCTATAGATTCGGCGGGTGAAATATCCGTGATATATGGAGGATCATTATCAACTACATATGGAGACCAGTCTATTTTAGAGCATAGTTCTGATATAACCCCCTCTATAACTTCATCTAGATCCTGAGCATTAATTGCATGAACTTTTTTTGATAAGTAGTCTTCTCCATTTATACCTGAATGAGTAGTGCCTATCTCTAAAGTCCAGCAATGTTCCCCCTGTTCACTTTTTATTACGAAATACCGCAAAGTTAGATTGAACTTTACCGAAGTAGAAACATTTAAAGAATTATGTACATAGAACTCTGTAATAGCAATCACCTACCTATTAATAGAATATATTATTATGAACTAAAATCTAATTGGTTAGATATACTTGAAATACCAAAACGAGCAACACTATCTATTGTGCTATGAAAAGCTTTTGGTTCTTGATCCGGATCTTGGATACGCAATACCTGCACTTTAGAAACTCCAGCAATGTAACTATTTACGATACTGTCAAACCCATTAGTACCACTCACTGGCACAGTAATAGTGGTTCCAGATATAGTTATAGCCTGAAAATAGTCAGTATTGATGCCATCTGTGATTACTAAGCAATCTCCGCTTGCAGCATCCAAACCAGAGTTTATAGAAAGAGTACCCGCACCAGCTGTGTAATTAGACGCCAATAATACTTCAGTTATTGAAGTACTACCCACATCTTCACTACTTACACCTAAATCAAATCCTAGTGTTTCAAAACAAGTATTACTACTGTACTTAGAAACATCTACAGAAGTTCTGCTAGTTCCAGTATAATATTTACCTATACTTCCTGAAACTATCCAAAACTTACCACCAGTATATTGAACCAAAGCATTTACGTAAGATAGTGCATAACCATCATCTACAGTATTCCAAGAAGTACTATCAGGAATTGCTCTTATTTTAGCTTGCATATCTGTAGCAATAGTTTCACCAGTAATATTTATTCCAGCGTCCAGCTCTATCTTATATGAATATGTACTAGCGTCCATTTTAACGTATAATTGATTAGAGGTACCAGATACAAGTGTAAATTTTCCATTAGTACCAGTAAATCCAGAGCTTTTATACCAACCAGCCTTAGTTTCCCTAATATAAATATCTTGTATAGCGGTTCTGTCTGTATTATTGCTATACCCACTTGTAATAAAAGACAAAACCCATTGCTCATCCCCTTCATAACCTACAGGAGTTAACACTTTTAGATCAGTGGTAACCGTCTTAGAATTGTCGGGATAATTATCTAAATCATAAACAGTAACATTAGTAGCCATTTTTATGACCTCCTTTTAAAAATAGAAATATCTTCTTCCTGTATTAATATAATATGGACAATTATCGTCCACACAAAGCCATCCATATTTTGAACCTCTATTATATCTTATCATAGTTCCACTTGTAACTGTATGAGACGCCAGCCCAGATACAGTTATTGTTTGTCCAAAAGTTGGACTAATTGGATTTAAATCAGTATATTGGTGATAGTCACTTTCAGTGGCATAAATACAGCTCATGTTATAATATCTAAAAGATCCATCATTGATATTTAAATCTTCTACTAGCTGCGGATTTAAAGCATCTACATCTACACCACAAGGATTGGAATGCACTTTATATTGTGATAATCTTCCGCTCTCAGTGGTGCCATAATATCTTTCCCACCCTATTTCTTTTAGATGTGCACACGCCCCTTTTTGATGTGCTATAAATTCACTACTTGTCATTAGTTCGTACTCCCAAAATTATAAAATTGCCCATCGCGCCTTACTAAGAAAGATGGATAAACCAACATAAAATTATGTTTTTCATTTTCGTGATTCTGTGTATCAATAATAATATAATCATTAGTATTTAATTTAGGTACTACATTTAAGTTTTTATTTTTCAAAGTAGATTCACCAAGAAATATCTTATCCGGTGTATGTCTAACACCAACCCAAGACAATTTCGCTATATAATATAAATTAGTAAATATTAAATACTGATTTGAGAAATCTAAATCCATTGAATCAATTTGATTTAATTGTGCCACATCCTTTACAACCGGTCCTGAAAAGTAACAGCCTGTTAATATCGCTATCTGATCCTGATCGTAACTAACATTAGTCCAATGTAATTCAAGCCTATACCTATCCGCCACCTTAAATGCCATATCAATTCCCTCCCTTCCTATTAAAGATATATAGGTGTAAGAGGTATGCTTACAGATCCCTGACCTGTTTTTCCTCTACTACACATATCACCATTACCAACCACTGTAGCTATTCCATAAATAGTAGTATTAGCTGTACCAATACTTGGAGAACCAGCACTCACACTACCCTGTTCGCCAGTAACATTCAATCCACCGTCTAATGTTATACCAGTATCTAAACCTGTATCAGCTGTAATAGTTGCTTCAGATATACCAGCCATTACATAGGTAGGAGCACTTACATAAACAATATCTGCCTCGCAATCCTCGTCACCATCATCCCATTTTTGTGCAGAGTAACTTTGCTGACCAAACCCACCGGCATCTGATTTATCATATGAGTAACTACTTAGAAAAAAGGTATCATCCACACCTTCTATCGAGGTACCGCATCCAGTCGGTACAATAGAAACAGTTATATACGCCAAGCTATTAGTACAACTTTGAGTGGGGGTAACTGTTATACTATCCGGACCTGCACCCGCATACATAGTTATACTAACATTTACTACATTAGTAACCATAGTTTTATATGGAGACCAGCTACCTATCTGCCAAAGTCTGTTGATTTGTGGACTTATCCCCCAATTGGCAGAGACAATCCCATTAGAATTACCATTAACAGATACCTGGGTAGCACTTCCTAAAATTATTGCCATAATTTCCTCCTTAGTGCTGAGGCCTAATTGTACATAAATTATATGTTTCGAAAGTACAATTATACCTAGACTCGCACGATTTACAATACATTCTTTTAAACACTTCTAACCTAGCCGATATCTGAGATGATGTTAAATATTTATAATTCCCCATAACAGAAAAAGATTTTGCAACAACACTACCACTACTAGGCTGACTAATTGATCTACTATTTTTATTTTTATTACATCCACATCCCATAATTAATTACCTACCCCTTGCCATTGTATTTGCCATTGATTCCATCCATTACTTCCGGCTATAGGTGATGATTGCATCGACATAACAGCTCCAGTAAATGAAACCCCTCCAAAACTAAAACTATTATAATCCCCAAATAAATCACTAGAACTAGTATTAACAACAACAAATGAAACTGTGGCTATGCCTTGAGCGTCGTAACTTATAGAAACAGATCCACATTCTATAAATTCTGCCATTTTATATTACCTCCGTATCTATTATATACTATCTACATCTAAAAATTCAGGTTTATATACAATAGTACCACTAAAATATCCTCCAGCATAAGGCAACCTTTGCCAACTGGCCGATTCATAGGCCCCACATAGTCCCGCCATATCACCAGAGGTGTTTATACTATTAGTAGCTGATATAACCTCTATCCTTCTACTTTCCGCTCCAAATGTTTGTATAACGAACTGCCCTCCGCCAATAGATGCAGGACCCGCACTTCTCAGTTTATAAGAAACAGACATAGATTAATCTCCTTTAATTAATAAATTAACCAAACGTACTTTCACTATCTAATCTTCCATGATATACAAAAATAAATGAATAATTCACAACAGGTATATTAGGAGGATCATGTGACCATGAAAAACTAGTTAAATACAAAGAAGCCCCTTTAGGCATTATGTCACTAAAAATCTTTACGCTAGAATATGACATGGCGTGACTTCTACAGGTAGCATCGACAACAATAGGATTTCCATTATATATCAAATTATATCCATCAGTATGCTCAAATACCAACACTGGAGTAGTAGGACCACTAGACGCATTAGCCTCATATGTATCATAAGTTTTAACCTCATACCCACCATACCATTTAAACGTAGTGCCTATTGGTACACTACCTTCAATATAAGATTTAGATACACCATTTGGCAAAAAATATACATTTAATCCAAGAGTACAAGATAATTTTTGAGTCCATCCTACGCTAATTCCAGCCCTACCTGAACACGTATATCTAGCTTTTTCAGATGTAGTCATTGGGGCATATGCAGTAATAGCAAAATCCCCCATACAAGGGCCCATCAATAATGTTCCATTATCAGCTATCTCAAAATTAGTATTGGCTCTTAAAACAGCTGATATTATACCATATCCCTCCAAATCTTTACCAAAATTACCTACTAAATTACATTCACATGACATATTTAATTTACTCCTCAGAAGTAGTAATAGAGCCTATATCACTAAAATAAGTAGCAAAAGCCGGACCACCCATAGACATACTAGCATGATCATGCACAAGTACGCCTTGAATTACTAATGAAAAAATGTAATGACCTAAACTATTTGATATATATTCTATAACCTGAGTTCCACTATTTTCATGTAAGTAATCAACGTATCCTGTAGAATCAATATTAATAAAACTACCCAGTTTTGGATATAATATCCTAAAGCCTCCATTTTCAGCATCCTTTACTGGTGGATACCCAAGCGGTCTAGTTATTCTTAAAGTATGACCTACTGCACAAGAAGTAACAGTTTGAAACTTATCATAATTTATTAAAGTTGAGTCTGAAGCCATTTATATTTACTCCATAATATAATTAATTTGTTTATTCTACATATCCTAGATCATTTACTACTAAACCTCCTGAAGGTTTTCCTATAGACCTATCGGCGCTACTGCCATACGCATCAGGAGTATATGTTATATCGGTCTTAGGTATTGCAAACATACCGGTTGTAATAGCAGATACTTGTTTAGCTTTAAATGTAGGTCGTATAGCAGAATTATCTTCCACAATAGATGTTATAGATCCAAACCTACTTGTACCTGCAGTTCCACCTGTAAGACGTCTATTAAAAGTCTGACCCTCCAAAGCGAACATCATATCTTTACCAGAAACACTTAATGAAAACTTATTACAATCAGTTCTGAGCGGATTGGCAGAACAACTAGTAATTATACCTGTAAATATTGTGATATTATTACATTTAATTTGTAACGCACCTCCAGATGAACCACCGCTAATAGTTGAACTACTAGCTTTAACAGTGGCACTGGCTGTAGCACACATCTGTCCTCTTGTTCTCTTTACATTAAACGATATTACATCTGGAGTACTATAAGATGTTCCTCCTATTGTAACAGTTGCTCTAATAGATTGATATGTTATTGATGCCATAATATATCCCCTTAAAACTATCTAATATTATAACCACGATGGGTTATTATAAATATATACATTAACCCTATCCCCTGGAAATATAAAATCACGTGTACAATTTATACAACTCATAATACCAAGTTTATTAAGTCTTACATTAGCCCATGAATTATCTTCAGATACACTTATTACAGTACCAAGTGTTTGAACATCCTGAGTAGTAGGCTCATGAAGTGCCACATCGCAGGTATTGAAAGATGCATGAGCTGATCCTATTGAAAAAGACACCGTATATTGACTACTATCTTGATAAGAAAAATCTATTTCATTAATTATTCCTCCGTCATATGCACCGCACAACCTTGGATTTGAATAAGGGCCGCACATATATGTTATATTACTAGTAGAATCATATGTACTCATAAGAGTAGACATTCTATTCGCAATAGAATTACATAAGTCTTGATCTGCAAAAGGCAACGTTACTTGTAAATCGCCGCCTTTTATAGAATCTTGAGCAACCTGAAATTTAGTTTCTTTTGATTGTGCTGTACCAATATCATTATCTTGAACCTCATCGCCCCTATCTATAGTAGAACCATTCAGAGAAACAGGTGAAGGCTTATCTATTAATATTATAGGTGTAAAATATATAGATACTTCTGATAATACATCTGAAGTAATGATGTTCCTATTATCATGTATTAATATACATGGACTATCCCAATCGTATACAACCACTATTTTATTAACAACATATCCAGCGTCTCCTTGACCTACTGGAAATATTTTAATGCCATTAAATACATATCCACTAGATATTTGCGTAGTATATGAAGTATCGTTTAAAAACCCCACCGTATTACCATCATCATCCGTGGTTGATTTTACAGCACTATCTTTAGAAGAAGAAGAATATAAACAAGATGGATCTATTTTAAAAGATACGCCATTATCTGAAAGCATTCCTCCATATTTAGATAAATATTCTTCTCTAACATTACAAGAAAAAACTATCTTAGATGGCTTATCACCATCACCTTGAACTATAACATAATCATCTCCTTCTGATAATGCTATAGGCTCATTGTACATGGTGTCCAGTGTAACTAAAAAATCAGCGTCCCCCTCTGACACCCCATAACCACTATATTGTTCACAAATCCTAATAGTATTCAGTTTATAACCATAAATATAAACAGCTGATACTTTTTGAAATCCAAGTAAATTACTGTCAGGAAGATCTATGCCATCTCCAGAATTTGGAATAGTGAATTTGCCATCTACACAGTATGGAGCCGTATATCTTTCATCAGATATCCATGCTCTTGTATGAAGGGTACCAAAACCTTCTAACTCATAATATCTAGGAGAAGTATTAGAAAAATGTATAGTAGTATTCTTATAATCATAAAATGGTACATTCATCTGAAATACATACAAAAGTATAGATTCAAATTTTGTTGGATCATACAACTTCAAATCAGACAGCGCTGTTGGATCAGCGTCTTTAAGATAATATGGATCATACCCATATTCTATACACCCATCAAATGCATATCTGCAGGCCTCTGCACCTAATATTTCACCAAAAACTGTTATTTTAGGAAATTCTTTTTTTGTAGTATCTACCTCACCAGTAGTTGGTTTAACTTTGCTAGCAAATTCATACAAATTAATTGTGCTACCAATTGATCTAGTAGGAGGTGGATCCGCACCTATCACAAGTACATTATTACACGGCAATGCATATGAATCACTTGAAATAGACCATAATACATCAAAACTACCATGGTTGCCTCCTATTGTATGTAATGAGGCAACTCCTGTTCCATCATCGTAAACCTCACCAAACTCACCATTAGCCATTAAAGATAAATGCATCACGGAATAGGCATCTTTATTTAATATATCAAACCCTGCTAGGTCAGCCCCTTTTATATTATTAAAAGGTATGCCTGCATTAGATAATATATATGAAGCTATATCATTTATCCCACCATTACCGGCCGGTATATTAGAAAATGTATCTCCTTCGCCAGTTCCTTTTCCAACTAGCATCTTATTCAATACATCCCAATCGTATATACCATCATCTTGAATTATTGGCATTATTTATTATCCTCTCATTAAACCTAATCTACCAAAATTAGAATCCGCCACATCTCTTGCCTCATTAATATCAGACTTTAACGTATTGATTTGCCTCTCTAGATTCCCTACTTTACTAATTATAGAGGATATATAGTTAGTCTCTATGTATGCTATAGATTCATGTAGTTTTAATTCCAAACTAGAATTATCCATATTAGATTTAATCATTAAGTCATCCTTACTTATTAAATTAGAAACTTTGCTATCCAATTCAGACAATCTAGAGTTTATATCATCTACGTCCACTGAATTTGTAGATATTTTCCCTTCCTTATTAATAGCAGTTAGTTTAATTTCTAAATCTTCAAACTTAGCATCATATCCATCAAACCTGCCAGAAAAATCATCAAATCTAGAATTAGCAGCATCTATAAACTCGTCTATCTTGGTATTGGATTTCTCTGCGCCTACACCCGTCCTATTACTATTGAAATTAGATAATGCCGACTCTAAATCAGATATATTGGATATTTCAACAGTATCTTTTTCAAGTTTTACCGGTTTCAATTCTATTGAGCTTAGCTTATCAGCTATAATATCTCCTATTTTAGCTCCTATAGATTCAGCATCCACAGCACTAGCAGAAGAAACACCACTATTAGCCGATATAGGCTGAGCTACTATTTCTCCCCCCTGAGCATATACCAATTGTTCTCCTACACCAGGTACTACCCCACCTTTATGAAAAGTAGGTATTTTATTATCTTGATTGCCAAGTATATCTTCCAACATTTTTTCTTTCTTAGTTTTTTCATCACCTAATCTTCTAGCAATTTCAAAAGTTGACAATGTCTCACCTTTAGGAGTAGAAGATCCAAATAAAGACTTTCCAACTTTAGGAGCTATATCCATTACTTTATTTAGCAGCCCTTGAAATTTTTCCTGAACCTTGGTCTGTATCGTAGAAATCATTCCACCTTCGGCGTATTTTATACCATAAGTATCTTTTAATAATTTAGCTGCCTCAACAGATGCATCCCTACGCGTATGAAAAGCTGAAGCAAAGGTCTCTGAAAAATATTCTCCAGGAGAAGTAAGGGCATACGCACTAGGCGCATTATATTCCATAACTTCTGGATGATTAATTTTAGAATCTCCAATAAGCGATAACCACTCTCCTTCTTTTAAAACGCGCGCCTCTTCATCGAATATACCTTTAATAAAAGCATCTTTTGGAGAATCAGATAATAAAGAATGCCCCAATTCATGTGTACCTATATGTGGAAAAAACTCCGATTTGTCCATTATATTTATATTATGAGATAATCTATTAGGTGCACCAGCCGGCCCTGACATAGTATTTGTTATCACATTATCAATTTCAGACAGCGGCTTAGTAAACCATTCCTTAGATAAATTTATATTACCTTTAGCTGAATTAAATTGACCTATTATAGAAGAACCACTCTCTGGAACTCCTTTAACTATTGGGTCTCCAAACGTCATAGATTTAAAATTAAACCTATGCGCACCTACTTTTTCTATTACAGCAGCCATACTATCTAATGTTTTAGTATAATTAGGAATAACAGCGTCTAATTTGTCTGCAGGAGTACTCAATAAAGCATCAAATAAACTAGTAGAATCTACTTTTATATCTAAACCAGCTTTTTTAAATTTATCAGCGGCTTGTTTAGAAATAGTATTGGATAATTTACTCGCATTAGACAGATGTTTAGGCACAAACTTACTAACTACAGAATCCAATAAATTACCGAATTTTCCCTGCGTAGACTTATTAGAAAGACCACTAATTTCAGAATTAGCAAAATCATCCATATTACTTAAATACTTAGTTACTACATTCTTAGCTGCAGTTTTTTCTTCTATCCCAGTACCGGTTCTAACTAAAGCTTCCATGGCCTCATGAGGCCCCTGTCTCAGTTGGGTTAATTGCATCTTCTTCTCAAGATCAACTATTTCGGTCCCTTTTATATTCTTTATCTGAGATGCAAGTGATTGGCTAGTCTCGCCAAGTATCCTCATATTAGATTCTTTACTCCCGACTTTTTTCATAGACTCACCTAATGCATAAGCTATATCAGTTATACCCTTTCCTTCTGTAATACCTTGAGTAAAATGAGCAATGATTTCTTCGGCAGATTTAAACATTGGGGCACTTTCTTTGCCAAATAATCCTTTAGCAAAATTACCTATTTTAGTAGATACAGCTGAAATTAATCCAGTGCCTTTACCAACCTCTCCCGATGGAATGACATAACTTAGCGCATTCATAAACTCTGTTAGTGCCGGGGTTCCTTCTGGACCAGCATTTAATTTTTTTCTATTAAATTCAGCAAAAGGAATTAAATCTCCTATAGCATCATGGAGACCTTCTAATTTAGGAGACGCCGTAATTTCGCCCCGATAATTTTTATTTGAGGCTAAAATTTCTTCAGTAGATTTAGATCTAAAAGGATCTAACATACTATTTATAGAAGCTTGCATCTCTGGTAATTTCTTATCTACTACTTCTCCACCAGAATCATATCCCATACCTTGCGTAAAAGCATCTTTACCAGAAATAACTTCAGAAATTACAGCATCCATCCCATCTGGTAAACCTGCCTGACCTAAAATTTGACCAATGGCTTCTTTAGAAGCATCGCTTAATCCACCTTTAGTTTTAGATGAATATTTAGTATAGTTACCTTCAAAACTACTTGAAACACCAGCACCACCAGAAGATCCTTTACCAAATATAGACCGGTCGTAATTAAATTTTTCTATAGAGTTAGATAAAGAATTAGCCATTTTTGGAGTAGCTTGAGCCATAGAAGACCCAAGTAACTTAGTTATCAATTCTATAGCACCAGTAGTACCTAATTTTAATCCAGTCATTGCAGCACCACCACCAGCGGCTATCATCGTAGTTGGGTCTATCAATGGGTTAGCTATTATAGGAATTTCTTCCTTTCCTTTATATGTAAGCCACTTATCAGCATACTTATCTAATTTTAAATCTTTAGAAGTCTTATTTAATAATAAGTCTTTTGTAGATGAAAGTTGTTGAATATATTTATCTATCTTGCCACCACCAGCATATCCAATAGATTCCTGTAATTTTTTACGTTCATCTATTCTCCTTGCCACTTCCTCGGCAGAAAAAGTTTCACCTTCTGTAGACGACTGGCCTCTCAATTTATTTATAGTAGTAGCCACTCCAGAGGATGTCGCACTCAATCCAGAAACAACTTTTTCTTTAAACTTATCTAAAAGATTTTTCTTTTCCTCTATTTTTTCTTCTGGAATTTCAGATTTATACTTATCAACAAACGCTTGTATACCAGCTATTTTTTTATCGCGATCAGAAATTATACCACCATCTGCGTATTTAAGTGACTCCTCTTGTTGTTTTTTACGTTCATCTATTCTCCTTGCCACTTCCTCGGCAGAAAAAGTTTCACCTTCTGTAGACGACTGGCCTCTTATTTTTTCTACACCTGCAGAAACAGCACCCTTAAATGCATCAAATATACTTTGCTTTTCTTCTATAGGTTTTGTTTCCTCAGTTTTAATATCTCCGTATTCTGCCTTGTACTTATCCACAGTAGCCTGCATACGTGCAATAATCTTATCTCTTTCAGAAATGGTGCCACCATCAGCAAAGGATGGTACAGTGCCAGTAGTATTCATATGATCCAACGCATTATAGCCTATACTCTTGGCAGCGTTAGCATTTACTATATACTCTCCAGGACTTGCCATTATAGGCACTCTATCTTCGCGCGGACCACCAGGACCAGATATTGTTCCACCAGTAGCAAATTTAGATTTTTTATTAGGACGCTTAATCATATCCATTAAAATATCTCGTATAGCTGCACGAGCAGTATTAGGCGGAATTATATAATTTATTAAACCTCTTGTAGACTTCGCAATTCCAGATTTTAGTCCGCCAAAAATATCTTTAAAAGCATTTCGCGTCAACTGATCTGGCATAAGCCCCTTAGCAAAATTTACTCCGCGACCAAAAATATTCTTTCCGCCAGAAATAGCACCAGAT